TTCCGCCCGCCTTCAAACCATTCAGACATACTGACCGAGCCAACCTGAACGAATACCTGTGACTCGCTGATCTGCTCACGCTGTACACCGTATTCATCCTGTAACCATTCTTTGGTTACAAGATATGCCACATCTGACCTGTCCATTTATTCACCCAGCATGGAGTAGTCTGTATAATCAGATGCCATGCTTAACTGAGCTTTCTGCTCATCATATGATGCTTTCAGACGGTCATAATCAGATACTTCACCGAAATTCATCCGGCAGTAAGTAGTTACTGCACGGATGATTATCGGATCAGTTTCTTCTTTGTTTTCGACTCCGGCAATGCCGAGATCGACATATGCGGCATTGATCAGATCAGTCAGTTCACTGTCGAATGCTGTGGTTGTGATCCTCAGCGCAAGTCTGACTTTCTCAAGCATTGCCGTTCACCTCAGCTTAGTCGATCCAAGCTGCTGCTTTGTTGTGTCTCAGAGTGCCCTGAGCACGGCAGTAACCGGAAACAACAACCTTGTGAGCCTTGATGTCTCTGTCGGATTCGATCATGACAGCCTGTACAAGGTTCTGGACATACTTCTTCGGGTCAAGAATGACAATCTTTGTTGTAGCTGTATCCAGCTTGACTTCACAGCCGAATGTCTTAGCGATATTGAACGGAGATCCCTGTGCGATTGCGCCGACAATATCATAATAAGAAGCTGCAGGTGCATAGATAACCGGAGTAGCTGCGCCTGTTGCCAGTGCGAGCGCTGCCTTGATGTTCTCGAACAGAACAGAACCGGCTGCAGGTGTAACCTTCTGACCATTACCTGCGTCAGCCATAACCTGGGTAAAGACGTCTTTTGCCATTGCTTCGCCGAGTTCTGCACCGATCTCTTCAGCAAGATAATCCTCAAGAGCACCCTGAGACATCTTTGCTTCAGCGTATGTCAGCTGGACATACTTCTCATAGTCATAGCCGTACAGGATGACCTTAACGAATGTGTTTGCTTCCTCTGCCGGAGTAGCTGCACTGTCGAGTTTCTTGGTCGTACGAACAGCGATTGCAGTATGCTTGGTAACTTCCATAGCAACACCGGAATTGACAGTTGTGATGTCATTCAGAATCGGATGAGCTGTATGGATGTTATCCCAGATCTTCTCGTCCAGTGTCTTCGGGATAGCAATAGCATCGCCGTCGCCCGGAGCTGTGTTGTCAACAATGATCGCTCTCTGCTCTTCTGAAGCAGTACCGGCGATCATTGCATAGAATGCGTCTCTGTATTCGGGAGATGCAACTGTGTATTTCTTCTCTTCCATTTCAATTTCCTCTCTGTGGGTTTCAACCACTTTGCCGATTTCTCCACTGATCACTTTGGACTGAAGAGCTCTGTACTCAGCGAATTCCTTAGCCTTGCAGTCTTCGATCTCTTCGTCTTCTGTTACTTCAGAATTCTTAATTTCTTCTGCTCTTTCTTCGGTTTCCACGATGATCTCAGCAGATTCGGTTTTTCCTTCTTCATCCTCAGTCCTTTCTTCAACTGTCTCACTTGCTTCAGGAACTTCTTCAGATCGCTCCGTCTGGAGTGCTTCAATCGCTCCGTTGAACCACTCAAGTGCCCTCGCATGCAATTCAGTTGTAGGATTCGCCGGGAAGGAAACCGGTGAAACGTCATACAGCTTATTGATCTTTCCGATGACTCTGGTCCGACTTTCCTCGTCGTACCAGTCGCCACCTTCCGGAACAGTAAAGCAGAATGACATCTGTGGATAGTTGCCGGCTTCAATTTCGTCATACAGCGCTCTAGAGTTCGCTGTACGGCTCAGATCAGCCTCAATATGCAGACCATGCTCATCTGTATTCAGAAGCACAGTTCCCGCCGATGTACGTGCATAAACAGCGCCTGCGTGATCAACCCTCAGGACCACGTCAGACATATCGCATTCATCAAATGCTGTCGGTTCGATGCGTTCGAAATATTTCTGTCCATCAATCTCGCACATTTCATATGGTGCGAATGTGGATGCATACCCTTCGATCCGATATTCTTTCCGTTTGACATCGCCGAAAGGTCTGAATTCTCTATTCTGTGTCATTTGAATCACCTTTCTGTTGGTCTTCGCCAACCATATAGAACTCGCCTCTGATCGGAGCATGCTGACCAGCTCCATCCGGCAGAGGCGGATAGTTGAACAATGCTCTGCCTTCGTCGATCATCAGATATCCGCGGTCGCCAAGAGTTGCGATCATGGAGATCTTCTGTGCCACCGGCATGTACTGCAGTCTGTTTGCAGTCACAAATACAGCCGAGCCATGTGCCTGCTCTACCGAAGTAAACAGCATCTTGGTCAGTACTTCAGACAGCTGGATGCTGAATGGTTCGATTGCTCCGTTGAAGAAAGCATCAAGCTGATCGCCAAGCGCTGAGTTCTGCAGCACTGCCTCATTCACTCCGAAGTAATTGAACACATTTGTCTGAATCAGCTTCTGCTGTTCAGCGTCGACTGTGTACGGCTTCGACTGAATCTGCTGAATGTTTGTGTATGTATTCGGGAATAACAGGAAGCCGTCATTGTTGTTCGTGATCCCGTACTCGGCAAATCTCTGCCGTTCCTTCTGCAGATCTTCAGGCTTTACAAAGTTGTTGGCCTGCGCCATGAATCTGAATGATGCTGATGACTTGACAGCTTCTGTGATGCCCTGCTTCTGGATTGCGATCAGTGCCAGCGTGTCATTCAGCGCTTTGTTCGATTCGCCGAACAGATCTGACTTATACTGGTACTTTGTCATGATGCCTACACGCTTCAGGTCTTCTGCAGTATGCTGACCATGATCGAAATAAAAACGGATCCATGGAGATCCGTTTACTTCCAGCACATCATAGCGATCAGTGTAGACGGTTGTAATTCCGGTGATCTCACCGATCTTGTCATACACTGGCAGAATGAACGCTGTGTTTTTCATGTCCAGAATAGTGTTCAGCCTGTATAGAAACTGCGACCATGTCTGATAATCATTCGGCTGTTTGATCAACTTTGTCTTCAGCTTCGGCTGCGCCGAGCCGTCAATCCTCACTTCCAACTTGCTGATATGCCGTGATCTGGCATCAATCGCCGATCTCACCAGTTCCGACTCGAACAACTGACCATCCCAAGTCGAGAATCTCGGTGTATACCCGTTAAGCAATTTGAAGTAGCCACCGACAGGGACTGCTTCATGCTTTTTTGGGAATATTTTTTCAAGGAGTCCCATATTCACCTCTCATTAGCCAGCTGATTGCCGACTTCACTCCACCATTTCTGCCGGACAGTAAATGCATCCAGCAAGCTCGCCGTTCCGTCAATGTGAACAGTCGGCGACAGCTTTACAAGTTTCCCCCTGCCTCGCTCAGTGCTCATCTTAATCGCTGAGTTAAGCAGATGAATCTTTAACAGATCGTTGTCACCAATATTGATGACACCATCTTTCATCAAGCCTTCAACTTCCTGAATGACCGGATACAGGTTCTCTCCCTGATACACATCATCCATGTGGAATCCGTAGGCTTTCATATCGTTAACCAGATACTGAGCTGAGTATCTGTCATAACCCACCTTAAGCGGATAGATCTCATATTTGTTAATAAGATCTAAAAACCAGTTTTCTGCATCGTGATAATCAATGAAGTTGTCTCCAGATGGCTGCAAAAGACCACGCTGGATATATGCCCGATATGGCAGGCCGTCTCTCTCGGTCGCTTCGTCAATCTTTTCAGCAGGCAGAAAGAATTTGGCAAATACATACAGGATGCCATTCTTCTGAATGACCGCTGTGCATGCCGTAAGGTCTGTAGTCTGTGATAAGTCGATGCCGCCGATGCAGTAACTTCCTCGGAAGTCTTCAAGCTCTAAATGTTCTCCGCATGCCTTCTGAACTGTGATCGCATCAAGCCAAGCCTGTGAACTGTTCTGTTTGATGTTGCAGTATTTCGTCATGAACTCAGCTTTTTTGCTGAGTGACTCACGAGCAGTGTCGATCTGAGCCAGTATGAACTTGACCGAGACTGATACACCGAGCCCAGGAAGGCTTTTCTTCAGTTCATTGATGTCGTCCCACTTGGTGACATCATCAATCATGTAGAAAAGCGGAAGAAAATGCTTTTCACCTGATCCACCCTTCAGAAATCTTGTCCCGCGGGTAAACAGCTCATCATAAATACCGCCATTGACATATCCGGCAGAGCTGATCGACAGTGTGAGCGGTTCATCACGCGCACCGGTACCTGATACCATAACCTCATACTGTTTCAGTCCACGCTCGGCAGGCCATGCCGCCATTTCATCGCAGACAGTCAGCATCGGGTTATAGCCATCTGCCTTCTTTTCGTTGAATGCGATCTTCTTGATCGTTGTGTTCGTCTTCTTGATATACAGGTCCGTTTTCCGCTTGTCGGTAATCTGAGCGAATGAAGGTGTGTGATCCTTCGTGAATTCAAATGCCGAATAAACAAGATCTGACTGGTCCAGTTTCGGAGCAACACAATAGATCTCCGATCCGAATTCTCCGTCTGCATATGCTTCATAAGACATAACCGCCGAAGCGATCAAAGTCTTACCGCACTTTCTGCCAACAATCATGAAGATCTCAGTAAACTGTCTGCGCCCATCATGATCGAGAACTCCGTACATACAGGAAAGTGCAGCCTTTTCCCACAGATCTAGCTGAAGCAGATGCCCGCCCAGCTTCCCTTTGTTGTGCCTGCAGAATTTCTCGATAAACGAGATTGCCCTGTTTGCTTTCTTCGCCGAAAATATATACGTTCCATCTTCAATTCCTTCGACGATGATCTGATAAATCAGATGGATCCAAATGCCTGCTTCTTCAGTCCCGTCATTGATCGCCTGATAATAAGCGAATATGTAATTCATTCGTTACCTTCCAGGAAGGCTGTCAGTTCATCAGTTTCCTCTTCCGGCGGAAGCATAGCCTCAAGCCGTGAGTTCACCATGTTGTAGCTTTTCAGCAAACTGTTGTAAGACTGCAGATCAGCCGATGCTTTTCGTCCATATTGGTTCTCGCCGTTCTTGTATTCCTCGCTGGCTCCATTCTGTGCAATGATCACGCGCAGTTCTTCCAGTTCGACTTCCATGAACGCAGCGTTTTTAATCAATGGCTCGGCGATACTCCGCTTCTTTTCCGGCAGCTTGGAATAGATCGTGGTCAGTTCCTTCAACCTTCGCTTAATCTTTGTTTCTTTGGACATCTTTGACATAAAAACACCCCTTTCGCGACCCCTGAGAGAGGAAATCCTTAGTTCCCCTCATCGGTCCCGGGGCATGCCTGCATCAAATCGCACCAGGGGGGCTATGAGCGGAAAGTCACACGGCCAAATTCATCAACTTTGTATCTTTTCAGCTCTTTTGCGTGCTCTTCTGCATGGCAGTCAGTGCATAGAGCTTCGAGATTGTTCCAGTCCAGTGTGATGTTCGGATTGTTTATGTTCTCCTCAGATATGTAAATCTTGTGATGCACCATTGAAGCTGGCACGATCAGACCTTTGGCCAGACATCTCTCGCACAGGCCGCCGACAGATTTGATATATGCAGCTCTGCATTTCTTCCATGCCTGTGTGTGATAAAACTTCTTAGCAAACTCTCTAGCCATTTCGTGTTATGTGCCTCTTAGCCCATTTCTGGTATGCTTCGCATTCATGTCTCTGCATACGGATCTGACATTTCTCACATCCGATGCACGGACATCTGTTTTCCATATCCAGCTTGTGCATGTATTCGGCAAACTCTTCGCTTGTCATGTTTGATATATCGATTGTGTGATCCATTATCTCCACCTCGAATAATTAATCAAAAAGCTGACGGCTGATAAGTCAATTAGTTATCTAGAAAGGAGGTTTATGAAAATTCATGCCTGTCGGTGCGTCATTTATTTTGAGCCGTCAGCCTTCTGCCGACACGAAAAAAGCGGACCCTGCCTAAACGATCCGCTTTTTCACCGATACTATTGTATGCCTGGAATGTGTGCCAAATTGTACCAAGTTTATTTATGACTGATCA